TGACCCCGAAGAGTAAGAAATATATGGAGGACTTAGGGTACCTAGTGGCGAGGACTGAGCACTGGAACTCATTTGCTAAGATCAGACAAGACTTGTTTGGTTTTATAGATTTGGTAGCTTTGTGCGTAGGAGGAACGACCGGAGTGCAAGTCACATCAAGGGCTAACATATCAAGCCGAGTTAAAAAAATCAAAGAATCTGAATTTTACGAAAAAATTAAAAGAGCCGGATGGGACATAGAGGTCCACGGTTGGGATAAGAAGGACGGTAAATGGAGGATGCAAAGGGAGGTTTTATAAATGGACCCCACAGAAGAAGAAGATAGGCTTTGTACTCAGATGTTCATGATGGGTGACATACTAATCCGACATTGCGGAGAGACGTTGACACCCGAGAAGATAGACCAAATGATGCTGGAGATGCAGCAGGAAGTGACCGGGGGCGTGTGCTCTTGGGCTTTCAAGAGGTAAGAAAATGAAAGGCGTGATGTTCCCGACAATAGTAACTATCGAAGACTTTAAGGCCATGTGCTACAAGGTTCACGCGTACAAGGCAGACTTCACAACGAGAACGATATGGTACATCAGATAACCGAAGTACAAGCCTATTGCCCCTGTCGCAAAACCCAGTTAATTTGGGCCGAGGATATGGGTAGAAGGAGAGATTACGGAGTGTGCCAGTACTGCTCAGGGCTTATAAGGATACAGGGAGGATTATACTTGTGGGAAGAATAAATGAAAGAAGCTATTGTGAATGTGCTGAATGTTTAGGTAACATGACCATTACTGATTACAGATAGAAAATAGAATTGCAATGGCCCCTCTTTATCCTTGGCGGGAGTAGAGAGGGGCATTTTTTACAGTAGTTTCTCGATCATTGGCCCGATAACCGCAACTAAAATAGCCCCTGCCAAAGCTAGTAACTTGTTTACCTTCCTATCAATCCTCCCCATTTGATCCTGCCCTTCCTTGAATCTCTCATCCACAAGTTTGAACCTCATATCCAGCAGTCGATGCTTATCAGAGCATGCCCTTCTAGTAACCAACATTAGTTCCCCCTCCTAACAATGCCCCTTTTCCGGGAAATATTCCGGATGAAAAACATCATCATGTATCCTTAGACCATTCTCAACTTTTAAATACCGCTTACACCATTCACACCATACCATTTGAAACATACATCACCTCTTGTAAAACTTAAGAAGCTCCTCTTTGTATTTTTCCCTCTCGGCCCTTGGAGTATCGGACCCCACAAGGAAATTCCTTATCTTCTTCTGCATGATCGGACGTATGATAACCAATTCCTTTTCTGATGCAGCATCGTAAATCTTTTCTATAGCCCTCATCTGTTGCGGTACCCTTAATCTTTCAAATGATCTTTCCAGAGGAGGCTTATCCCGGTCCTCTAGGAATTTCATAGCCTGTTGAACAGTCACTTTATTCTCAGCTACAGCATCTTGCAATGCTTTAGGTACCACACCCGGCTCACGGTCAAGGGAACTTCTTATATTTCTATAGAGCTTGGACTTTTCCCTAGACTCAGGGGTCTGTTCTATCTTGGGGATGTTAAGAGCAGCAGCTTCCATCGCTATCTTCTCGGCACTTGATCTTGAGACGTAAGAGTTAATACCAAGGGACTGAAGAGCCGAAGCCAGAAGCCTTTCACCTGTAGGCGCGCTATCATCTTTCATGAAACCTTGGAATGGGATAGGGATACCGGACTTGATAAAATCCATTACCTCTAGTTGAGGGGTCCTAACCCTACCTTGAGCATCTTTACCTGTAGCCCATTCAACCATCGGTCTAACACCACCGGGATTAAGCCGCCAGAATACGAAGCTTCTAGGATCAGAGAAGAGATGAGCCAAGTCACCCGGTACCGTCCTTAAGGCATACTCTTTCTTATTCACCACGATACTAAAAGGCTTATCCCATTTGAAATCACCATCGTTTATAAAATAGTTGGCTATCCTAGCACCGAAATATAGTTCAGCGGAACCTCTTACTAAAGCGGCAAGCTGTTCTTTGCCTGTCGGAGTCAACGCCTGGGCCACGAACTTAGCCCTAGCCTCTAAGAAGTCAGGAGCCAAGAAGAACATACGCAAGGAATCTTGGAAGGTCTTGTTCCTGCCTAACCATTTGTAATTCAGTTCCCCGAAAGCAGCGTTAGCTTGATGCCCGGTAATCTCGGCTATCTGGTCCTCATGTAGCTTAGGGTACCGTTTAATGTTGCGTTCATATGCCTCTTTGAACATAGCTACTTTCAGACGTGGAATATAATCTTGGAACAGGTACTCTTGGTACTTCATCATCCCCGGTCCTATGCCCGGTATCTTAGAGACTAAACCGCTATGCCCTGCCACACCCTCCGAGAACTCGGCTAGGGCGGAATAATCTGTTACCATAAGGCCGTTCCTTACCCCTCTCGCGACAAGAGGATCATTCAAATTTATTCTTGGGGCATTAAATGGATTCACATTATGGAAAACGGCGTGAATACCAACTTGGACCTGATGGAACCCAGACAGAGAGAGGAGGGTCCTTTTGAATTCCCCCAGACCGGCAAGAGCGGCATGTCCCAAGGGATTTTTAGCTATGGCAGAAGCACCTAAGAGATTCTGCATAGCATAGTAGCCTTGGCCTTGGAACCTCTCAGCGAACGTAGCTACTATATCAGGATGCAGATACATATCACCCTGTAGCATGATCGGCGCACCTTCAGGATCATTATCTAACCACTTCCATTTTCTAAGGGACGGATGATCTACATACCGGTAATCATGGGTATTGATTATAGTAGCTTTCCCGGTAGCAGGGTCTTTCCTACCACGCACAGACGAATGAGCATTAGGCCGAATAAGATATGCTTCAGGTGAGGTGGACTCTTTAGGTAAGGTCATACCTTTGCCAGAGACAACCGCCAAAGGTCTACCATCTCTTGCCTTTAGATCGGTTAAGGATTTGACAAAGGTACGAGCGGCAAGCATCTCTTTTATAGAGTTGTCATAAGCCGTCACGAGGAAACCAATGTCCTTGTTCTTGGGGGTCAAGCCTAACTGTTCACCCTCGAAGTAAGTAGACAGTATCCTATGCTTAATTTGAGCCGGATTGGTACCTAGAAGCCCTGCATTTAGTTCAGCCTTAAGATTCCTTGCCTTCTTGGAGTTGCCCCATAAATGGGTGACATAGGCTTCAACTCCGTCCTCTAGTATCCCGGCATGCTGAAGCTGTGAAAGCATATCGTCAAAATAGTTACTAATATTTTGAGCATGCAATTTCTGTTCTGGGGTGAGTTTAAGAGCGGATTCATACCCTCTCTTGAGTAACGGGTCTTGGGTGAGGGACAACCGTTGTCCTAAGATAGCATCATCCCCTTGTGCCTCTATCCAGTTTACCATCCCCTCTCTTGTGGTCTTATCGGGGATAGCAGCTTTTATCTCTTTGGCATAAGAATGTCCTTCAGTTTGGAACCTAAGCCTAGCGTAAAGATAATCACCCAATGCACCCTTGAAAGAAGTGTGTACAGGGGGCCGTGTATAGGCATCCCACAGACCAGCGGCACTTGCCTTGATAGTACCTATACCTGCATTTATCTTGCTGTTGAATGTAGCACCGGCACCATAAATTCTGTTCGCCGTCTGCATCCTTGCCGATGTAGGATTACGAGGGACATTAGCCAAAGAATTCCTGAGTTGGATAATAGATACCGGCTGTTGGTTAATACCGGCAGCTTGAGCACCGGGACCGGGAGATTTTAAAGGCATTGCGCCTAGCTCTACCGCAGGGCCACGAGGTCTTTTAGCTGTTGGCCTAACCTTTTCACCTGTTACCCATTGCCAAGGCTTACCCTTCTGCAAAGTCTCAAGAGCCACCGGCACATGTTCAGGGGTTAGACCTTGATTTGGTATTGGTTTGATTTGATGCTTGTCAAATGGACTAAGATCGGCCCTATCATCTAGCACCATCACACCTAGTTTCTTGCCTATCGTATTGCCATGGGTATTCAGCCACTCAGTTATCTCTGAACCTCTAGGAGCTTTATACTTACCTGTAGCCACATCAACAATGGTATCCCCACCTAGGTTCCCTGTCTTGCCTATCACCCTGTGAGGTCTTACCCCTGCCTTGGTAAGCATCTCATCCAGTCCTTCTATGGTCGCACCCTTGCGCCATGAGGAGGTAACAACTATCCTTGCCCCCGGCTTCTTATCCAGTATGGCATTGAGCGCCGCTACATTCGCAGCTTCAAAGTATGTGGACTCACCCGCCGCACCACTCTTGTTAAGCACACCATCGAAATCAAGAAAAATAATGTCTGAACCTTTGGCATTAGGCTTAAGCTCAGGGGCCGCATGCTTAGGGCCGTCATCGAAAGCATCCAGTATGGAAAGCTGTTCAGCATTTAACTCTTTACCGGCAGCCTTGGGAGCAACAGGCTTAACCGGAGGAGGAGGTTTGGCTATCCCGGCCTTAACAAGCTCCGGATTAGATTGGCCCTTCAATTTAGCGACAGCAACAGCTTCTTCACCCTTCACCTTGGCAAGAGCACGGTCAAGAGTAGCCTGAGAATGCGCCTTTACTTTAGAGACATAGGGAGAAGCTGCTTTGAACGGCTTGGGAGGAATGACCGGAGGTTTTGGAGGAGGGAACATGGCCCGTTTAATGAGAGGAGCCGCTACCATGGCCCCTTGGGCGACTAAGGAACCGGCAGCTTCGTGCTCCGCTCTTTGTTCGGGGGTGTCGGTCTTCTTGACAAACATCTTACGTGCGTCTCTATCTATCGCACCAAAGACTTTTTCTAAAACCTTAGTGGATTTACCGGCTATTTTCTTACCTGTCTCAGACTCAGGTTCATAACCGATCACCCTGTTGACATCTCCCATGACTTCTTGAACGGCAGCAAGAGCCTTGGTAGGTTTACCGGTCGCAAGAAAGGCACCGATGGCAGCAGGGATACTTACTACACCCCCCACAGCACCCGCGCCTAATTGCCCTACTACACTACCGACACCTTCGCCTATATCATGAACCTTGCTCACGAAACTAGGCTTCTTATTCTGTGCCGCTATCCGCTTGACAGCCGCACTTATCTGTTCAGGAGGTGTATCGTCCGGTACCTCCATGTAGCCTACATTTTCTATCTTGATCTTCATTATTCATACCTTAATAATTTCCCGTTTATGTCGTATACCGGAACCTTTTTACCCGAGTTACCACCACCTATTAACTGTTGGAACTGTTGCATCTGTTCCTGTTCCTTGGAAGGTTTGACCACGGACCATCCTTGGGGGGGATTGTACTCTTGAGTCTGGGAGATAGGCACCATCTTGGTAGCACCACCTGGGCCATAGATAGTAATCAGTTTCTTCTTGTCCTCTACCCCCCCAACCTTCTTATCCTCTCTTCTTTTCTCAAAGCGTCCCGTAATACCACCTTCACGCTTTGCTTGCCTACGATCAGCACCGGCATCACTTATCCTCGCCCTTTTCTCAGCGGCAGTCAGTGACCGGCCTAATCTTTCTTCCATTGCGGCGATAGATTTATTCTGTCTTTTCTCAGCAGCTATATCTCTCTGGGTCTGCCTCTCATCAGCCGCTCTTTCCTTCTCACCCTCTAATTTAAGCCTAGCCTTTTCCTTCTTATCCTCTAACGCTTCACGCGCTTTTTCCCTTTTACCCTCAAGAGTGAGAGCTTTAGCTTCCCTCTTATTCTCTACGGCAAGTTGGCGAATAGTGTCCTCACGGTTCTTCAGATAGGCTCGATACCTCATGGAGGATTCTTGCCGATATTTCTTAAGAGGTTCACCACCTATAAGATTATCAGGGTTTATCCCCATCTCGGAAGCCACCTCATCTGAGAAGTCTCTATAGTGCTTCACCGGGCCAACAAGTTCTAGCATTTCTTGGGGTATAGCACCCTCTTGCGGGGTCATTTGACCATTAGGCAAGGTAGCACCTAGGGGGGAGTTGGATTGTGACCCCATACTGGCAAGCTGTTGCATAAAATCCTGTTGTGGCACAGGTTGAGGAGTAGCCTGAGATTGGAAACCACCTTGTTGCTGAAAGGTAGAGGCATCAGGGAACTTAAGCCCTGCCTTTTTTGCGGCGTCCTGAATCCCTGTGTACATCTCAGGGGTAATCCCCATCTGATTACCAAGACCTAACATAGCTTCAAGGTTAGCCATATTGTTTCTTTTCTCTTGCTGTTGCATGCCCATGTAAAGACCTGCTAAATTCAAGAGTGTGTTGTTGAGGTCTTTAAGCCCTGCCATACCCCCTCCTAGAATATCCCTACCATTTTAGCCAAGATGCCAAAAGTACCAAGAGTGCCTAAGAGATCGGCACCGGAATCAGACTGCTTGGTCTTGGATGTAGTACCAGCGGCAGACCCTTGCCCCATCATACCTAGAGTGTTTTGAGGAGACATACCGTACAGGGACATGATCGCCTGTATCTCAGGGAGGCTCGATTTAGTAGATGCTTCCGCTGTACTGTTCATGGAAGCTACCATGCGAGGATCACCGGGGCGCACCCCCATCTTGCTTGCTGAATCCCGAAGCTGGCTATTCGCCATGGCAGATTGAGCAGCACCCGCCCCAGAGTTTTGCCCCATAGCTTGCATAAGTAAACTGTTGATGCCGGGAGCCGCAGCATTAAGACCGGAGAACTGAGTTTGCCCGTACTGAGTTATGTAAGGTGCAAGCTGTTTAAGAATAGAGGCTTGCTGCTTTTGCAGTTCGGAGTCCTGAACAGTGTTTGTCGAGGTAGACCCACCACCACCTAAACGATAGATGCAATGGTCAACCGCACCAGTAAAAGTCATTCCTCTAAACATTGCAACCTCCTAACCATGTGTATCCGAGTCAACTCAAAACCATATTTATCCCTGCATGCTTCAGCAACCTTATCATTTTCAGTAAACATAGACAATAATTGGCACCCATTCTCCATAGCATAGGCCACCACTTCTTTAAATACCTGTTCGGATATCTCACTGTGCGGCCTGTCGATAAAGGCTTCGAGAATCAGTGCCTCTTTGACCGTGTACAGATTTTGAATAGTTACTATTTCATACCCCACTACCCGGCTATCTTCATATGCAACCCATATAGCAAGGTTAGTGAAATTGAACGTCAACCAAAGCAGGAACCCACTATGCGGGAAGAGCTTGCAATATTTCTGGGTCTTATGCAAGGCCCCTATCATCGGCAGAACAGCGTCCAATTCCTGCAAAGTTTCTATCCTTTTAAATCCTATCATCATAGCACCTTAGCGAAAACACCATAGGACAAACCGCTTATCGTGACAGCGATATATCCTGTAGAAGAAAGAGCCGGGGAAGATGTGAAGTTATCAAACCCTATATCCCACGGTACTAAGTTAACATCGCTTGCCAAAGCATAGCCGTTTACTTCCCTTGTACTTGGTACCTTTGTCGAATCTACTACTACAATATTTGATGTGCCTGTAAAGCCTACACCGTTTATAGTTGGGGTACCGGCGAAAGCATAGGTAGTTAATGCAGTCCCAGAAAAAACACCCGTATTTAGACGAGTGTAAATATCCAGCAAGGCCCGGTTCATTTGCTCTATGGCCCGGTTCACATCAGCAGCCACCTGTTTGGTGTCATCCCCTGCCTTGACATATGGGATTTGATAAGCCGGATACATTATCTAAGTGACTCCTCTTTACCAAATAGATCAGCATGCAGCAACTGTATCCTACCTGTGCCGCTAAATCCTACAGAGATGAACCCTGCATCATCAGCAGCCACCATATCGAACTTGATAGGACCGCTAGTAAACATTTCGGTTTTACCTTCGAATGCAATTGAATCTAAATATGGAGTTGCGGTAATTGTATGGCCTGAAGTGTCTAAACGTTTTACACAGAGATAAGAACTCCTCAAAGCCGTAGTAGGCACAGGGTTTCCAAAGTCTTTTACCTTGACCGCCCAAGGTATCCGACTTCCGAAATCTGTATCCCCGGTGAACATCTCACATATTTGACCAGCGTTATTACCATAGAACAATCTATAACCATCTTTGGCACCACTCCACACGTCCCAACAATTCACTTGGATATTCGGGAACATGCTCCAAACGTCTTTCATGTTGTCATAACATAGAATCGTGTCATTCACAGTACTACTAGCCGAAGCTATGGCAAGAAGATAGAACCCCTTGTAATATACCCCCGCCGCCTTTTGGATAGTGACCTTATTTAGCCCTCTCAGAAAAGGCTCTATCCTTGCATCCTCCAAACTAATATTCTTGAAGCGAAGACTATATTTGATAATCCCTTCATCGGATAACCAAAAAACTTCACTAGGCCCAACTGCTAAACTCTTAGGAGCCACACACCCATAAGTACTATGAACTTGGCTCAAGTTCCCATTGTCAAGCATCCAAGTAGAACCGCCTTTAAGGAAATGCACCAAGTTAAGATACTCAAAAACACCTGTCAAGTCAGAGCCATCATTAGGACTGATATCAAACACATTCCCTAACGGCACATAATGAGGTGCATACGGTTGTGAATATCTAACCCTGCTACTGTGCGGCCTGCCATCCTCCTCCACTAAGTTGACATAGTATGTTTGTTGTGTCGAAGCGGTATATATATATTTCGCTCTAGGAGGGGGCCATCTTGTCTCATCTATGGCATTTCCTAAGACTTCATCGGGTATATCATCTACAAAAGAAGTGGTAGTGTTATCAGCTATCGTAGCGACCACGCGTAATGGAGTGTATGGTGTTCTCCTATATATCTTACGAGCCGTTACACCGAGATTAGCAGGAGCCACAGGTATTTCAGTTAACTGGGCTACATATCTAAGCCCTACCCCACTTGTAATCCCACCCGAAAGATACACCCCTGAAGTTAAGAAACTCGGGTTACTCTCTATCTCTACTCTAGGCCCACGTTTTACAAAGGTCGTCTTATAGTAGGTCATTACCCCCGTATCTATACTAGACATAGCATCCCATTCAGAAGGAGCCACCAACCCGTTTACAACATCTCTAGTGCTCTCATACCTATTTACAAGATTGTTAGCATATGAGTAATAAAGCCCCCCGCCACTGATTACTCTTAAGTTACCCAAAATAGGAGGAGTCTTGACAAGCCTCAGATTGTCAACAACAACACTCGCACCCGCTGCGCCCGCCCCTACATTAATGAAAGCAGCCGCACCATTGCCCCAAGTAAAACCGCTTGTCTGTGTAAATACTGTTTTTGGAATGGTATGAACCATCGACCATCCATCGTTACTGCTATAAGTCCATGAGGACAGATTAGTAATTTCAACAAGAGCACTCGGGTCTAAGCTAGGCTCACCCGCCGAATAGAAGCCTAGCCACATCTCCGTAATATTAGCTTTAACTGTAGGAGAAACAAAGATTTGGAGTATATCGTTATCCCCACTCGGCACTCCGCTACTAAATGCACCAAGATTTACCAGAGTGTTACAAAGCACAGTCACATAAGAACTCGCCGCAGCGTTTATCCTTATCCCAACTTCACCCCTGTCAACATGCAAATAAGCTGTCTCTTCAGTTATGGTCGCACTCCCGGCTGTCACTTCCCATGCCGTAATGTCCTCAAAATCTCCAAGATAAGAAATAAAAGCAGGAGAGGACAACCCCACATTGTCCACGCTGGAACCGTCAAAAAGTTTCACAGGGTTAGAATAATTTGTGAAGTATAAATAATCATCATAAGCAGCTATAGAGATATCACCACTCATGGTTTCGCATGAAACATTAGCAAAGACGCCAGAAGTCACAGAGATATATGGTTGGCCCCCACAGAACGCCATGATATAAGCGGAACCATTCTGCCTGTAATGTTTCTTCACTGCCACCACTGGATAAGGCAAGGTAGCATTAACAGCTATACCCTGCCTTACAGACGCGCTACCATCCGAAAAGATAAAGTTGTCTGCTTGCTGCAATTCTTCAGGGCTAATCATGTGGGACACGGAGAGATTAAGCCCTTTAGAAAAATTAGTTGAAATTCTTTTAGGATCAGATTGCATTTATCTTCTCAAGTAATCTTCAGCAGGGACTATGGATTCATCGCCGTCAAACAATTCACCGTAAGTACCCCTTAACTCTTGGACTTCTTTATTGTATCTGCCAATATAGACCTGATATCTCATATCATTATCTTTCAGCATACATTCAGATACAGTCCAATACACACCCGCCATATAGCATCTTTCAGTTATTTCATTTGTTGCGGTATCGTTCGATAAAGAAGTTGGAATCTTAACATAAGGGACTACCACAATCCCAGATGTACTAGGAGGGTAAACCCCTAATGTATTTTCATCCTCCATAAAAAAGTTATACGGAGAACTAGGAGACGCTGTCAAGATATTAACCCGGCCAATATCTTTTTGTTTCTTATGGCCTAACCCATGCAGCCCCACACCATCCTTGAAGACTAAATCCTTAGTGTCGTCTACCTTAATAAAATCAGACGGCATATCCACCGACCAAACGCCAGATGCCATCACAGAGGAATAGTTACTTTTTGGGAAGCCCGTATCCCTTGCAACCCTTCTGAATGCATCAACCCCTATAATCATATGGAGTTCAGAAGAGGTAAAGAACTTAGTCTCTTTCTTGAGAAAGAACACAACCTTATCAAATATATATTTGCGATCTATGCTCATTAGTTCACCGATCTACTAAGTTCTACCCATCTAACAGCGGGGTCATCATAGCTAATAAGAGTTAATGTATCCCAAGCTGTCATGCTAAAGTTAGTTGCACCCGCTAAGAGTATGTTGCTCCCGTTGGTAATAGTTATATTACCGGTAGCAACTATATGTATAATTTGCCCCCCTGTGCCATCAGTAAAATCAGTTATAGCAGTAGACCCAGCAGTAGCGAAGAAGGAACCATTTGCAACAGTCGGCGTAGCATCCCCGGTAGTTAAAGTTGTTATCTTATACCTCAATGCTTTGTTTATCTTAAAATCATCATAAGTTTGCTGGCTCCCACTATCTAAGGTTTCCCCCGGTCCTAAATGATTCACTATAAAGCTCATCGGGTTTCCAACCCCGGCACCATAATGCTCATAGACAATGTAAGCTTCATTGTCGGCACCCGCTACAGGATTCATGTCTATATTCGCAGGTTCGATACCAGCAGTTGCCCCCATCAGCTTCAAAACATTCCTTGCCGCGTTGCCCGGCGTAGCCCTGAGAGAGATAGTAGGAGTTTCCTCGCTGTAACCAGAGTATCTAGTTAAATCAAAATCCTCAAGGATAACCACATGATGCAAAGAATTCACACCTTTGATAAACATATGATCATCGTTAATATACACGTTTCGTGCTTGCCAATACCCCCCATGTATATGTACTGTGCCCCCTGCATCCAACCTTAGCATCCTACCGCTTGATTCGCTATTGAAAGATTGAATGTCTATCACAGGAAGCTCAGATGAATCATATGTCTCTATATCCACAGCATTAAGCGCGAAGAACCAGTTATTGCCTGAAATATTTGCTTTAGTTCTAATCCCGGCTACAGTAGCATACCAGATATACAAGTTTGAAAAATGTTGCAACAAATGCTGTGAGTTTGTAATATCAATACCTGTATTGCAGAGATTGATTTTTATCATATCCCATTTGTTTGAGTCATTCCCACCTGTGCCATCAGTAGACAAAGTAATACCTGTAGTAAACTGATAATCATAATCAGAACCAGAATTCCAAGAAGCGGCTCCAATATATAGCCGTTCAAAGGTATTGTAATCATTACCCTCTCCCGTAGTTTGACGGAAAAGAATGGCCGAAGATGGTTTTGCAGATGAATCACCTATCAACCTAAAACCAGCAACTTTAACGCCTTGGCAATTCTCGATTTGTAACATAGGCGAACCGGCCGCACCGACCCATTTCAGATAACTTCCCGACAAAGAGTTCGTCGAAGGGTCTTGCCCCCAACCGTTCCCCTCAATCCTGATAGTTTTGTTTTTAACTAGCAAGGTATCGCTGATAGCATATGACCTTATTGGCACTAATACACCATTCCATGTGCCCGCACTAGCTACAGCTTTTTCCAGAGCATCCAGCATATCAGTCGTGCCGGGAGTTGTATTCTCCCCGTACCATTCCGCATTTATAGTTCTAGTGTCAGCCCCATAGCTCACTAGCCCTGTGCCGTCAAATATTTGGACTAAAGGAAACCTGCTAGTCGGTCCAAGATAACTTATAGTATAGGCACCATGGGAGATAACGGCATAGTGCCTAGGCTCAAGTTCTATGTTCGCCGGGATAACAATATTACCAGTGAGAGTTTGGTCCGTAGAATATCTGAGAGTTGCGGGAGAGCTACCCAAGGCCGCTACCGCACTTTCTAGTGACCCGTAAGACTCTGTATTAATGACCCCATACTGAGGCCCAATAAGTGTAACATCACCTGTTGCCGCAATACCATAGGGAATACAAGCTGCTATACTTATAGCCAATGCGATTGAGAAGATAAACGGCCTAATCGGTTTCCACATTTTAAGGAACCTCCACCATAGCTAGACTTACCCCGCTGGTTAAACCACTTGTAGATACAAATAACATTTTCTTAACCCCCGCAACAGCATCTACCAGCAATGGGGTCTTCTTGCCAAATTCAGACACACCTTCTCTGAGATATACCATCCCGTTACTGAAAAAAAGAGTGTACGCCAAATCCATGTTGTAATTATAAATAATGTGCTGCGGAGGAATCCAGCCCCCTAAGTGTGGTATCTCAATATCATATAAAGCCCCTGAGTTCACACGCAACTGATAATATTTATCTGCATCAGTATCGTAGTATACAGGTGAATTTATATCATAAGGATTTGGAGGCCTAAACCTGAACTCACCCTTATCTGAGCAATGCTCATAGCATACTCTCAAACCAGCAGAATTCAAGTGAGTATCTGTGATCCTATAAGTGAACCCACAGATATCACAGTCATAGAATCTGATTCCTTTTATGTCCCGATCTTGAGCCATAAACAAAAAAAAAGGAGCAACCACGAGAACCCCACCCTGCGCGACTTTCGTATTACCCCTTTCGCAATGCCCCCCTCACATCATTTATTCTGGCACTTTTCCGCTTGTTCCAGAATCTTTGCCATTGCCGAATCTGTCAACAGCCACCCCGAGAATGGAGCTAATTCGTTTTGCTGTAGCTTCGTCACTCTCGACTCTGGGAGGACTTGTACCTTGTGAACACAGCTTGTCAACCCGGTACTCAACATCACCAACATTGCCATCAACCAAATCTTTCCTGCCATCTTGTATTTCCTTGGAAGGTCTATAAGTTTGGTACTCTTTCAGGACAAACAAGAGCACAGCAAAAATAGCTGCTATCACTTGCCAAACCATAATTTACCTTTGTTTATTCATCGCAAGGAAATCGAGAACCTTCACAATCTTTGCCAAAATCTCATCATCCTTGGGTGTCGGAGTCAGCTTTGCAATGATACTCAGGCCACCAATCACAGCAAGAAGCGCCGTTACTATGGTCATAAAGTTAGCCGACATGAACTGCATGATTGCCGTGACTGTTTCCATTGTCTGCCTCCTAGACAGGACTCCTATAACCTAAAACCTTTTCTACAAGGTAGGAGGATTCCTTAACCATATCCCCCTGATTCCCACCTATACATCTGATAGTACCATGTGCTCTTTCCTCATTAAGAAAAAATGTAACATGAGCAGCACGAGGATTGTTTGCATCTTTCCGATCAAGGACTACGATGCAACCGGGGATAGGCTTATCCAGTTTCTTGCCCCATTTCACCCATGGCCTAGCCGCCGCACTATTCGTCCCTTTAAATCCAGCAGTGTCAACCACAAAGTTCGCAAACGAGGAGCACCAAGGGACTTCATCGGAGGACGCTCGCAAGGAAGTATGTTTTGCATACTCCACAATTCGTTCCGCTGCTTCAGGCCCTTTAATCTCATGTATCCCTAGCTCCTGTCTAGCAACAAATAGTAACTTTTGGCAAGCAGCCCATTGCTCTTTACCAGCCACCATGATTCACGCACTCCTCATACAACTTTACATATTCCTCTGACATTCTTTCTCTTGAAAAGAACTCAGCCCTTGATCTGCATTCAGACGATTCAATAGCCCCTATTTTATCATCTTGCAGATAGCTTGACAAGTCTTGGATATCGTTTACAACATACCCGGTTTTACCATCCACGATCAATTCAGGGATTGCACCCGAAGCAGCAGCCACCACAGGACACCCGCAAGCCATTGCCTCTATCACAGTAAGCCCAAATGGTTCTTGCCATCCATTTGTGCAAGGCAGGACGTAGCACTTAGCTTGCTGAAAAAACTTGGCCGTTCTGTCCCGGTCTACCCCTCCCCAATAGGTGACATTAGGGTACTGATCGCATGCCATCATGAGTCTAAGCACGAAGTCTTTATCTTCGACCATCGTATCATCACCCACCAAATCCCCTTTGACCCCCATGTTTATCATTGCCTCAGTGAAAACATGAGCACCCTTAAACGGGGTCATACGGGCTAAGAAGAGGAACCTATCCGACCTTTCCCCTGAATAGTAACTATATTTTCCCAAGTCTATACCGTTGTAAACATGCCGGGTTTGAATCTTCAACCCTTTGGCAATTGTAGCGGCATGATGTACACTTATCCCCACCATGCAAGGCTTCTCTACAGGAGGAGGAGACTGATACGGAAGCATACCATGAAGAGTGCTCAGTACATTCAACTTAGGGTTTGCCTGTTTTAAAAGATAAATGGGTTTAGTCCACATATGGCAATGCAAGATTGCATCTTTGAACCTTTGATCCAAAAAAATAGGAGAACACAATTCTAGAGCTTTAGCTTCCCACTCTCTTGCATTTGGACTACACGGGCCACAACCGACTTTAGTTATCTTGCCATAAGAATCAATAGTTGATTCATCCGGACAAAAAACATATACTTCATGGCCCATCCTATCTAGACAAATAGCAAGATCAGCTACAACCTGCTCAAGCCCCCCATACCCAAGAGGAGGCACAGGCAGACAACCGCTACTCAGCAAACATATTTTCATGGATCAAATTACCTCCCTTATAGTTGTTCAACGACACTACTTTCTCCCGACATTCTATCTGCCGCGTTCTCGACTCTTTGTTTTTTCTCCCGTTTATGCTTAATCCCGAAAACTCTTTTACAATTAGTGCCTGCTCTCTTTTTATCTTGAGGTAAGGTGTTAACCTCACTATTAATTCTTCAGCGCAAGTTCCCTCCATAGCCCACTGGAATTGTTGTTTTTTAGTTACTCCAATGCCCTCCTTATTTTTCCAAGTCGATATATGACCACCATACCTATCTCTAAGATAACAAATAATTTCAAAATTCGCTTGCGTCGCTCCAACAATGGCCCTCAAGTATTTGTATGGGGGTTTAGACCCACGCCAACAGATACTAATATACCCATCACCGTCTATGAAACCAGCTAGCCACGCTAATTCTTCTGTTATTTTCATCTTCTACCTCACCATTGATAGCCTTCAATAACTCTGCGATATAATTGCTCATATTCTATAGCCGCCCTTCCCCATGAAAATTTATGGGCTTGAGGCACAGTATATTGCTCCCAAGTTTTGTTGAAATCTGACTCTAAAACTCTTTTGAATCCTTCTCTATCCTCGCAAATATAACCACACCCCATCTCAACCAGTTCCGGCATAGCCCCCTTGTCCGATGTTATAACCGGACACCCGCACGCCATAGCTTCAACGACGACCATGCCGAAGCACTCGAAATAATTAACCGGATAGAGGAACCCCTTAGCTTGACGGTACAAATCACGTTTCCGCTCATGATGCGTTTCGTCAAGAGGTAATGGAACATACTCCACTGTAGGTAGCCGTTCGATTCTTTTGAGGTACTTTCTCCCATACTCGGCATGATCTAGAAACTCCATGCTACCAGCTACCTTGAGATTGAACCCCATCTCTTCGGCCAAATCCAAAGCTAAGTCAAGCCCCTTGTCAGGATGAAATCTAGCAAGCCAAAGATACCAATCACCCCGGCTGCTATTATCGGGACAATAGAAAGTTGTATCAATGCCCCAATATACCATCTCGCTTTTAACACCATATTTTAAAGCCTCCTCCTGCCATACCTTTGATCCTGTGACCACACAAAAGGGGGGTCTAGGGAGATAATATGTTCTACCGTTAATGGTGTTTACGAGGTTTCTACGGCTATATAAATGCCGAAGTCTTTCCGCTGCAATATGCACCATAGAACAGTCGTGAACAACATTAACCTCCATGAGTAAATTATGATACTTTTCCTCAGCCCTAGCCTCAACACCATAATCCAACCTCCCTTGAGTCGTTCCCTCTATGATATGTAAGAACCCGTTTGTAGGGCACTTACTACCTTCAGGTGCAAGCAAATGAATCTCGTGTCCCATCTTTCCTAGCGTGTCTGCCAGCCCCCAATAGAATACTGAACCACCATAACCAATAGGGGGGCAAGGGCCACAGTAATCTGAAATGATAGCCACTTTCATTTTAATACTTCTTCTGGGATATAGCCGAGAGCTTTTACTATTTCAACCTTCAGTAGAGAGATGGTAGAACTTACAGCAACTCTTTCAATTGAAAAGTACAACTCTTCGAGTTCTATATCAGTGAAAACAATAGTTGTCTCTCTCATGGAAGTTACTTTCATTTCTCCCCCCAGAGAACGTGGATAAGTAAGCCGCACAACCATCGTGCGGCATCGTTGTCTTTTACGGCAATGATTACTTTATCCCCATCAACACGCACACCCTTGGACAATTTAAGAATTTCTACCAAGTCATTATCCATATAGAATTATCCTCTCACTAGAATATCTACCCTACCTGTCTTAAGCGCCCACTCTGCCTCTCTCTCAAAACAAATAATAGGCTCTTCATGCGTGTTGAACGAGGTATTTATAAGCACCGGAATACCTGTCCTCTCATAAAACGCTTTGACAATATCATAGTAGAAAGGATTGACACTTCTCTTGATCACTTGCGGCCTAGCCGTACCGTCTATATGGACAACAGCCGGTATCAGCTTCGCCCACTCAGGAACAACCTTCCAGCAAGAGGTCATGAAAGGGGCATTAGCCTTGCCTATGTTATAATCCACTAGGATATTAGCAGCGAAGTCCTCAAGGACCACCGGAGCAAAAGGCATAAATTCCGTCCTGCTCAACCTTTCGTTAAGAACTTTGTTTATGTTCTTGTCTCTAGGATCCGCAAGAATAGACCTGTTGCCCAATGCCCTTGGCCCGAACTCCATTTCACCTTGGAACAGCCCCACGATTTTCCCCTGTTCTATCTCCTTTGCAACCTCACCCGCACTAGCACAACATACGTTAGGCATTTGTGGCAAGCCGAGGTACATATGTTCTTGTCTCTTAACCGGGATAGGATCAAAGGCACACAAAGCAGCCCCAATAGACAGGCCATCGTCCATCATAGGAGGAGCCACGTAGAAATCCTTTACCATATGAGCTATCTTCATATTAGTAAGGACGTTGGCAAAGCACCCACCTGAAACTGCCAGCTTGCCATTGGTAATATTGCCTATCCATTCCAACAGCACTTTCTCGAAAGCGGCTTGGCAAGAAGCCGCTACATCTTCTCGGGTAAATAGAAGCCCCTGCCTATTCGCATGTTTTACCATCTCGTTTAGCCGTTTAAAAACTATATTCTCTTCCCGTTTTCCCTTAGCCCTTATCTTGGTACCATCTACCCAGAAAAGACCGTCAAATAGCCCAAAATCTTTGCCAGAAGCAGCAAGCCCCATCACCTTGCCCTCATGTCTGTTAGGAATAAAACCCAAAGCTTCCGTCACATAGTAATAGAGCATACCAAACGCTTCGTCTTCATCCTTTCTTAGAGAATCAACTCTAACCATCTTACCATCTTTGCAATGATTGATCGACCCAAAGAAATCTTCACCGCCGCCGTCAAGGGTAAGGACTGTGCATTCATCCCATCCAGACCACGCATAAGCCAAAGCCGCATGCGCCATATGATGCGGGACAAGTGTAGCGTCTGGATACATATCTAAAAAATAGTTACTATCTACCGCATGAGTCCTACCTGAGTGAAGATTGGGAGTAGCTATCATCACCTTATCAAAATCCCAAGGTGAACAATCTAAATATTTGCATATATACATGATAGCCCGAGCCGGGATACCGCCTTGTTTCTTGGTCCCTGTCAGTCTCTCTTCTTCCAAGGCAATAAGCACCTCACCGTCTTCTAAAACTGCGGCAGAAGCATCATGACCACAATAAAGACCTAGAACACGCATATTTTGACCCCTTTATTTTTAGGGAGTACATCCCAGATATCTATCCGCAGCACAGGTGGAATTCCATCAATCTCTTGGAGGTGCATTATTCTTTCCTTTTAGCTACTAAGAGCCAATTATACGTTGGCCTCCCTTCGTGTGTTCCTTCCTGGTACTTAGTGAAAATACTAGGTACCAATCCAGCGTCCTTGATAATCCGCTCAAGGGTATCTTGCGTGAACTGTTGTATGTGAGGGTGATGTGA